AGACAGTTCTTTAGTTTCACCTGTCTTTAAATTCTTTAGTGGGTATGTTGGCATGATTTTTGTTGTGGGAAATTATTTATGTGGGGGTTTAGTAACTTTTTATTTTTGGATTATGGTGAACCAAATATGCTGCTCCGATAGATGTACCACCATCATAAGCAATAGGGTCAACATAAAAATTCAAGTCGGGAAACTCCTTCAATAGCTTATAGTTTACCACACAATTCAAAAAACATCCACCACTCAATACTATATTATTGCATTTGGTTTTTGATACTGCAATCTTTACTAACTCAACAGATCTATCTTCCCAGTTCTTTTGAACTGTTGCACATGCATTTTCTTTTAATGATCCTAGATAACCATCACCTTCAATATAATATCCAAAGGGTGCTAATCCCATGACCTTACCTGCCTCATTCCTTCCCCACCCACATCTCTCAGAAACATTATCAAATGCAAATCCAATACCAAAAGTCTTATCAAAATTAAAAGTTTTATGGACAGTCTTCCAATAAAATCTTCTACCAGTTTTTACATGCATTATAGTTTCCGACTCATCTCCTTCAGGAAACTGAGATCCACTTGAGTCCACCACAATTACTGCTGCTTCATCAAATTCAGAATTATAGAATCCACATGAAGCATGAGTTAGATGGTGTCGATCTCTGAAATCATGTACTTCTGCATTACTAAACTTCTTTTTTATCTTAGCAACATCTCTGCTACTCTCAAGACATTTCTTCTTACCACTATAATAAGCATCAGATAATGCAATGTGATCCACATCATCTACAAAAGATAATAGATCCTTTACAATAGGATCCCTTTTCTTTCTAGTAATTCTTTCAGACTCTAAGTAAAATTCTACCTTACCATCATCAAGTACACAGATAGAACCATTATTAGATAAATTGACACCCAAAATTTTCATACTAATAACCAAGAGAAGATTTTTTAATCATTCGTTTGACTTCAGGGAACCACAAGACATGTATATCAGATTGCTCAAAGGTATCTATGGCATCCTGTGGAGTTTCTACCAATGGTTGACCTGCAAGGTTGAATGATGTATTCAGAACCATTGGTATCTTAGTATACTTATAAAACTCTTCAATGACCTCATGAAAATGTGGTTGTTGAGTAGTAACTGTTTGTATCCTGCAGGTATTATCTATGTGTAGAACACCTGGTATCTTATCATAAACATCTTCCTTTGCAGGAACAGCATAAGACATAGTAGGACAACGATTTAGTCTATCCATTTCAAACCAGTCACCAGCATGTTCTTCCATAACACTGGCAGCAAAAGGTCTAAATTTTTCTCTCCTCTTTACTTTATTGACAATATCTTTAGCATCAGGATCTCTGGGATCATATAATATACTTCTATTACCCAGTGCTCTTGGTCCTGCCTCAGATCTACCATTATATACTGCTACTATTTCATCTTGCATGATGAAGGTAGCAATCTCTTGTGGTGTTACTCTTTGTGCTTCAGAATGAGACCTAATAAATTCAACATCATGTTTTGGTCCCAAAAATAAATCTACCATTCAAGTGCTTCAGATACAACAGGGAAATTGTCTTTGAATACAGTTCTACATTCTTCAGCAATGTCCATGTGCTCTTTCTGAGTACCATGTGCTGAACGTAGATCAATATAATGTATCCAAGATCTAACAGATCCTGTCATATATATCCGAGTTGGAGTGCATAATGGTAAGACCATTCTTGCACATTCTTTTGCAACTCCTTGCTCTAACATTTGATTATATAAACTACCAGCAGAACTGAAGAGAGTTATCATCTGCTTGTTTAGTTTTTCTACTACTTCAGGGTCAAGATCATCTGTAGAATTCTGTCTATTCTTCTTGTCCTGCTTACGAAGTTCTGGTAAAGATAATTCTGGTAAGTCATTAGTACTAGCATATCTCTGAGAGAACTCTTGGAAAGTGAAACTACGATGTCTTAGTATCTGTGCTGCTATAGCACGAGTGGTTTCAATTTCTAGACTCATGTGTGCCTGTTCAAATACAGACCAATGCTGATGCTTTATACAATACCTTAGTAGACCTGAGAAATTATCATTATCCTGATTGTTAGGGTTAGAAACTCTGGCAACGTATGCCATAGTCTTCTCCGCATCAGGAGTCAGTGTTACTAATTTTACTTTCATGTTTTTTTAATGCCTTTACAGAACGCTTTAACTTTAGTCCCCTCTTTGCCTCTTTGAGTGCAGTCTTCATATAGTGAATTTCGGTAGGAGTATATAGGGACTTTTCTTTCAGAGCGTTTTTGATAAGGCGAATCGTTTCTTTTAGTTTCATTATTATAGAGGATAAAAAAGGGGTGTCAAGCACCCCTTTTTGTTTAATTTTGTTTTGGTCTATGCGTATGCAAATCTAGGGAGATATGCAACCGAAAGAAATATGACGGCTAGAAACATTGTTTGGTAGAAAATCCTCATCTAAGTAATAATACCCACTACAATAAGTATATAGGTACTTTTACCTTCTGAGTTTGAATAGTTTTATCTCAACATAGATGAGACCTAAAACTACTACACTGCCTACAATGATTCCTAGTGTTCCAAGCATTAACTCTTAGAAGCGAACTTACGGTTCACTTTGATTCCACGATACATTAGATCATGGTTTCTTTTCTGAGTTTCTACTTGTACCATTTCACGGTACGCTTCAGAGTCGTACTTGACTCCACGATAAGTAACTTGTGCCATTGGTTTCTCCAAAGGTAGGGTTTTTAGTCCCCGTTCCTTCAGTCAACTTTTGCGTCCCATTTGGGATGAACGATTCCGTTCCGAGTCGGCTTACTTGCGACCTCTTCTGAGGTTGAACGTAAAGGTATGTTAGCATACCCATACTATTTAGTCAAGTAAGTTTACAAAAAACCTATACAGAAAAAAATACTGGAGATTTTTTCTCCAGTATTCTGAAAACAAAAGTTGAATTTGGTTTTACTTCCTAGGTTTTTTTGGTGGTGTAGGTAGTGGAGCAGAGGGATCTCTCCATAATTTTGGATTGACCTTACCACCTGCCTGTACCATGTTCACAAACTTGCTACTCTTATCATAGTAGTGATCAAAGATCTCCACTGCCTTATTTGATATAGCAATATCATAAAAGGTTTCACCTTCTAACTCATACTCTACAAGGTATGCTGTGTAAGGTAACTTAGGATCATCTGCTATTTTTTTCTCACATTTTTCATGAAGTATTTTCATTTATTATACGTCTCGCCAAACTATCTCAGGGTATGCTTGCTCCGCAACTGCCCTAGTAATCCTATACTTAGACTGAAGTTTCTTATCCTTTATAAGCATAAGCAACTCTGCTTCAGACTCATGAAGAGACTCTAGTAATTGGATAAACATCTGCTCTCTTTTCATTTGAGAGAGTTCATTATTACCACCCTTTATATAATGATAAAGAGTTCTCCACTCATGTACCAGTCTGGTATGTCCACCTGAATTTATAGGTGCCTCATTCTTTTTATAAGGAACCTCACCTTCAGGAATAGCACTCTTGATACTCTTATCAAAATTCCAAATCAATAATGCTTTCACATCATCACGTTTGTTCTTTGATAAAATATCATTCTTTAGAGTCTTGTTCTTAGCACCATGTACTGCTTTGAAAAGTTCAGAAACTAAAGGATTGTCAGGAAGTTTTGCCATAATTAATCGTCATTGTCATCTAGTTGGGATGGATCACCCTCAAATCGAAAGGTTACTATTTCGTCTGGGAGTAGGTTACCATGCTCATCAAACATCTCAGGATGATATGTATATTGTTGCTGAACATAGTTGTTCTCCTGTATATAGGAGCGAATTAGATACCCTGCAACGAGACCTAATCCTAAAGTCAGTAAACCAGTGAAGACACCGATCACTATAAGTGCTGATTCCATTTTCTTATTTTTTACTAAGGTTTGCTTCTGATGATCAGTGTTTACCCTCCTCAATAAAAGTTCCACACCTTTATTTATTTCTCCTAAATCAGCTTTTTCTCTTGAAGAAATTTCAGTGTTTCTTTGCATCCGCCTATGTGTTGTGCGTCAATTTGTACTTGTGGAAAGGTTGCCCCTTCACCAAACTCATGATAAAAACCATCTTTTGAAAAGTGTACATCATATTTGTATTCAGTGTAAGATATGTTTACACTGTTTAACAATTGTCGTACACGGTCACACCATTGACAGTTGTCTTTTGAATAAAGTACTGCTTGCATAATACCCTATAAAATCCTATTTACATTACCTGCAACCACAACCCTATCAGATTGTGTTTCTACAGGATCAACCCCATGGAGTGCCCAAGCAGGGAAGAATA